TAATTTTAATCCTTTTTTTTTTGCCCTAAGCTGTTGTTTTTAACAAATAATTTAATATCTTTATCTAAATTATAATTAAACTTTAGATATATGAACAAACCTTTTTTAAATCCTGAAGATATAATATCAGGTACAGAAAGTGCTTATGTTTTAAATGAGCCTCTTCCTGTTTTAAATTTATATGACAGATTAAAATCTAAATATAAATTATCATTAAATAAGAATATTGAGAATTATTCTTCTGCCTCCACGATTAAATCCAGGCTTAAAAACTTAATAATTTATGAAGATCTAACTTTACAGGATCTTAAATTGTTATATGCAATGATTGATGTTTGGATTCACGAGGCCTCAACAACTCATTTAATATTTGGAGAAAATCTTTTTGAAAAATGAAACATAAAGATTGGCCCTACATTAAAGGAGATAAGCAAATTTTAGCATTAGCTAAGGCTTATGAATTTAATAAAAAAGAATTAGACAAGTGTAAAAAAGAAAATAATAAATTAAAAAAAAGATATGAAACAGAAATTAAAAACGATTAAAATTAAAGGCAAAGATTATGTAGAGGTTAATGAAAGGTTAAAATATTTTAGAAATAATTATCCTGGATTTACCCTTACTTCAGAAGTAGTAGAAAAAACTCCTGATTCCATATTAATACTTACTACAATAAGGAATGATAGTGGAGTAGCAGTTGCTACAGGACTAGCTGAAGAAATAAAAGGATCTACATTTATAAACAAAACAAGTTATGTAGAGAATTGTGAAACCTCATCTTGGGGTAGAGCTTTAGGTAATTTAGGAATAGGATTAGATACTTCAGTTGCATCAGCAGAGGAGGTACAAAATGCTATAGCTAATCAATTACCTCCTTTAAAATTCAATTCTGATAAATATAAACAAGTAGCTCAAAGATTAAAAGAGCAAACTACTTCAATTAATCAAATTGAAAAACATTATATGTTAGATAAATTCACTAAATTAGAGTTACAAAAATTAAATTAAAATTAAAATTATGGCAAGAAAAATTATATATAGCAAATTAGCTATCAATGTAGAACAACTACCTAAACAGTATTTTGTTAAAACTAAAACAGGTACATATTTAAACCTAGATCTAAAAATAAGTTTAGATGATCCTAAAGTTTGGGATAATGATAATGGAAAGGTTTTACAATTTGGATCTTTTTCTAAACCTCAAACTAAGGAAGAGAGAGAAGATTCTGATATTCAAACTGAATACTTCAAAGGAATGTATTTAACTGTAAATGCTATTGGAGAGTTTAAACAAGATGGGGATAATTGGAAATGGGATGGAGATGAAAAGTGGAAACAAGCAATGACTGCTTTAAAAGGAGAGGTTGTTAAGAAAGAAGAAGAATCAGGGGATTTACCATTCTAAGATAAAGGGTTATAACTAACAATTTAGGGGGTAAAGGTATAAGTATCTTACCCTCTTTTTTTTTATATTTACTAAATGCTAGACAAACAAAACTTAATGAAACAACTTGAAAAAGAATGTTTCATAGATACATCAGAGCAATTATCTTATCCTCCTGTAGCTATATCATTAGGAGAAAAACTTATTAAATCTAGTAAAGGAGATCTGCTTTTACCTGTGCCAATTTGCACTTATTCTAATCTATCCTGTGTAACTGCTCCTCCAAAAAGCAAAAAAACATTTTTTATATCTTTGTTAGCGAGTGTTTATTTAAGTGGTACGAATAGATTTGGAGGTAAACTAAAGGGCCATAGAAATGGTAGATGTCTTTTACATATAGATACAGAGCAGGGAGCTTGGCATACTCAGCGTGTGGCAAAGAGGATCGTAGATATGAGTAATGAATCTCCTGGATGTTATTCTATATACTCTTTAAGAGCTGAGTTTCCAAAAACCAGGATAGAATTTATAGAGTACTGCTTAAAGACAAAAGAAAATATAGGAATGGTGGTAATTGATGGCGTAGCTGATCTATGTATGGATGTAAATTCATTAGAGGAGGCAAATTATACAGTACAGAAATTAATGGAGTTTTCAGCTAAATATTGCTGCCATATAATAACAGTAATACATTCTAACTATGGATCTGACAAGGCCACTGGGCATCTTGGATCTGCATTAATCAAGAAGGTAGAATGTGAAATACAGATTGAACAAAACACAATTAACAAAGAATGGGTTACAGTTAAATGCAAAAGGAGTAGGAATTATTCCTTTGAAACCTTTAGCTTTACAATAAATGAAATAGGACTACCTTATGTAAATGATCTCTATGATCCTTTAGCATAAAGCCTATGAAAAAAAAATATATGAAAATGCTATCCAACAAGCATAATGATTGGATAGATATTTGTAAATCTTTTGGTTTAGATACAGAAACAGCGAAGGATCTGGTGCAGGAAATGTATATAAAAATTTATCTTAAAATAGAAAATGATAAACTAGATATATCTTATAATGATGAAATTAATTATTATTATATATTTAAGTGTTTGAGAAGTATGTTTATAGATTTATATAGAAAGAAAAAAAGAGTTACAATAGTTAGACATTTAACTGAATATAAAAAAGCAGATGACTATATAGATTATGAAACTAAATATAAAGAGATCCAAAAAGAATTAGATAAAATGTATTGGTATAATAAAAAAGTATTTGAGCTGGTAAATTCAGGTACATCAATAGCAGAATTATCTAGAAAATCAGGGATACCCTATTACTCTCTTTATAATACTTATAAAAAGGTAAAAGAAATATTAAAGAAGAAGTTATGAATGAGTATAACAGAAAATTAGCACAGGAATTAATTAAAAAGTACAGCCCAATAGAAGAACAAGATTTAAAGGATTTAGGCTTTGAACCTGCTACACTCAACGAAAACAAATACAACCATATAGATGGCAAAGCTGCATTTACTACACAAATAATCCAAACCAATATAACAGTAGATATCAAAGACAGAAAAAGCCTTAGAAGGGGTGAGCCTGAAAATGATGATTATTTATGGGTTGAAATTAGAAACTGTTATGGCTATAATGGGTGGGCTTTTGGTAAGGCACACTATATAGCTTTTAAGCAGGTTAATGAATGGCTGTTTGTTTGGCGAGAGGATTTGGTGCAGTTAATTAAAGATAAAGTTGAAAAGGTTTATGTAAATGATTTTCCATTATACAAACTTTACAACAGAAAAGGGAGTAAAGATATTTTGACATTAATAAAAAAAGAAGATTTAAAATCAATTAAAATACCAAGAAAATAATGAAACTAGGAAATTTAATAGAAAAAATAATAAACATAATTACAATAGGACAGGGCAAAAGATTTGCTACTTGGGTAGCCAAAAAAATGGGATATGAAAAGTGTGATTGTGATAAAAGAAAAAAATCCCTAAATAAAATAAAAATAAAAAGATGGTAACAAAATTTAATAAAGATGAAAAAAAACAATGGAGTAAATTTCGTATGGGTAAAAAATCATTCCTTAGTAGAGCAGAATTTGAAATGGTATCAAAGCTCCACGCTGCAAAATACAAACATTCGTTTTATTTACCTTGTACCTGTAATCCAAAAGTAATTAAACAATGGATAAAAGATCTAAATAAGATATGGGATAATGGAGATTAAAGAAGTTCATAAATGGGAAAGGGCAGTAACTATGATTCTTAATGTGTTTGGATGGGATCTCAAATGGGTAGGAGATCAAAATAATAGCTGGGATGCTGAGGGCCTTTCTCCAAAAAATAGAAGAGTAGTTATTGAGATGAAATTCAGAGATAAATATTATAATGAAAAACTCCTGGAGAAATCTAAATATGATTATTTAATGAGCCTCCCTAAAGATATAGTAAAACTATATTTTGTAAATGATCCTAAAGGCAATTATATGTATTGGTTAGATGGAATGGATATGCCAGATCCTACTGAATTATATTGCCCTTCTACTACAATCTGGGAAAAGAAGAAGATAAAAAAACAAGTATATCTTCTAACTGAAAATATGGCATCTATTATAAACTTAAATAGTAATTAAATTATTTGTTAATAATTTTGTATATTGCAACTATGAGTTTTTTAACAGATAAAGAAATAAAAACTATCAGAACTTCTCAGCTAAAAGGCGAACTCAGATCTTGTATTAGATTATCTAATAAGATTCTAGATGAGCTTATAGAGAGAGGCGAAGATTAAGTAACTGATAATCAAGAGGTTATGAAAAAGAGGCAATACAGGTCAAGGCAGGGAAGGTCTGACAAAAAATATAGGGAAACTATGAAGGTTACTTGTTTATCAATCATAGGTTTATTATTAACATTATTATATATTTTATATGACAATTTTATTTGATGCTGATTCTTTAATTTTTGCTAGTTGTTATAGAACTAGAATAAATGGAGAGAAACCTGATGATATATATTATAGAGATATTAGAGATGCTCAAGATAAATACTCAGAACAATTTATGAAAATGATTAATGATCTTGATGAGCATTTTGATATTCAAAACATTTTAACATTCTCAGGATCTTCAGGAAATTTCAGAAAGATGATCACTCCTACTTATAAAGCAAATAGAAAGAAACAAGAAAAACCTCCTTTATTATATGAGCTACATAACTTTGTAAAGAAAACATATAATAGTATATATACAAGAGGATTAGAAACAGATGATCTTGTAGCTGCGAATTGGAATAGAATAAAAAATGAAGTTGGTAGAGATCAAGTTTTAATAGTATCAATAGATAAAGATTATAAACAATTTCCAGCAATGATATATAATTATGTAAAAAAAGAAATATATGATATAACAGAAGATCAGGCTTTATATAATTTTTATTCTCAATGTGTTATTGGAGATTCTGCTGATAATGTTAATTACTTTAAAGGTAAAGGAGTTAAATTTGCAGAGAAATATTATAAAGGGTGCAAAACAAAATACCAATATACTAGGAAATTATATGAGTTATTTAAACAAGAATATAAAAGTAAAGCCAAAGAAAAATACTCAGAATGTTATCACTTACTAAAATTAAGAATATGAAAGCAATAGATATAGCAAATAAAATTACTGAAATATCAGGAATAAATCTTTTTGAAAAAACTAGAAAAAGAAATGTAATAGAGCATAGAGGATTACTATGTTATATACTTAGAGAAAAATTGAAAATGAGATGGCAAAAAATGGAGAAGTTTTACACTTCTCAAGGCTGGGCTGTAAATCACGCTACTCTAATAAACAGTTATAAGAAATGGTACATATATAAAACAAATGAAAATATAATTAAGATCTTAAATGAGTTTGATTTTATGGAGGAGGATCAGGATGAAATAAATAAGGTAGATATGTTAGAAACTAAATGTAATAATCTAAAAAAGAAATTAGAAGATCCTTTAGTAAAATTAGTTGCTAATATCCCTGAAAGTAAAAAGCCTCAAGTAAAAGAAAAAATAGATCTGATGCAGAGAGAATGGGCCTGGAAAGAAAAGGTTTTATAATGGAAAAGAATAAAGACAAAAGAAAACAAATACCTATATATACAGGATTAATAAAATACTTTCCTAAAGCTCTAGCTGAAGTAGCTAAGGTTTCATATATAGGAAATCAACAGCATCATCCAGATAAACCTCTACATTGGGATAGATCTAAAAGTACAGATGAATTAGATGCTCTTACTAGGCATTTATTTGAAGCAGGTAAAATAGATACTGATGGAGTTAGGCATAGTGCTAAAATCTGTTGGAGATCCTTAGCCAACTTAGAAAAAGAATTAGAACAAAATGAAGAAGGATATGATAGATGAAAACAGTAAACTCTATTAGTGGAGGTAAAACCTCAGCATATATAGCAGCCAATTATTCTGCTGATTATGATGTGTTTTCATTAGTTAGAACTGATGATCCCAAGTGTTTGTATCCAGATAAAAAACTTAGGCAAATTGTTTCTGATAAAATAGGAACAGAATTTATAGGAACATTAGAAGATGATGTTATTATACATACAATATTAGATTTAGAACAATATATAGGAAGAAAGATTACTTGGGTAACAGGAAAAACTTTTGATGAAATAATTGGGAGGGGGGATAAAAAATATTTACCAAATGTAACACAAAGATTTTGTACAACTGAAATGAAATTAAAACCAATTTTTGAGTGGTGGCAAAAAGAAATAGGAAAACCAATTACTACTAGAATAGGATATAGAGTAAACGAACAAAGGAGAGCTAAATCAATGCTTGGCAGAACTAATGAGAAAGGTTTTTTAGAACACAAAACTATAGTTGGAAAAAGAGGAGGCAAAACAAATCAAAACAAATGGGCAGATATAGAATGGCAAAAACCTGAATTTCCTTTAATCAAAGATCAAATATGGAAAGATGATATTGAAAACTTCTGGAGAGGTAAGCCAGTAAGGTTTGCATATATGAATAATTGCATAGGTTGTTTTCATAGAAATGCTGCACTACTAAAGCTAATGTCAGAAAAACATCCAAACAAATTTGATTGGTTTATAAATGCAGAAAAAGATGGATATGGAGCAAGAACATTTAAAAATGGAGTTACTTACGAAAGCATAAAAAAAATGTTTAAACAAAGAATGTTATTTGAAGATGATTTTAACGAATGTGATTCTGGCTATTGTGGTTTGTAAAATACTTAATTAATTTCGTTATATTTTTGATTAATCAAAGTTTTTCAAAATATGAAAGTAGAAAATAGAGGAGGCAAAAGAAAAGGAGCTGGTAGAAAACCTAAATCAGAAGAGCTAAATCTAATAGAGAAATTAACTCCTTTAGAACCTTTAGCATTTGAAGCATTAGAGGCAGGATTAAAAAAAGGAGATTATAAGTATGTTCAGCTCTTTTATAATTATTATGCAGGTAGGCCCAAAGAAACTAAGGACATACATATAAACGAAGATCTGCCTATATTTATTGATTGATGCAAATACAAAAAACCTTAGCATTAGATAAACTAAGAAATCTAGATAAGAGAATAAAGATAATTAGGGGAGGATCTTCAGCAGGTAAAACAATAGCAATACTTCTTATATTAATTGACTATGCAATAAGGAATCCAGGATCTGAGATTAGTGTGGTATCTGAGAGTGTGCCTCATCTTCGTAGAGGAGCTTTAAAGGACTTTCTAAACATCCTTAAAGCCTTGAATAGATATGATGAGAGAAAGTACAATAGAAGTACCTTAAAATACGAATTTCATAATAGTAGTTACTTAGAGTTCTTTAGTACAGATCAGCCTGATAAACTAAGAGGAGCTAGGAGATCTGATCTATTCTTAAATGAGTGTAACAATGTAAACTTTGATAGTTATCAGCAATTAGCTATAAGAACATCTAATAATATTTGGTTAGATTATAATCCAACTAATTTATTCTGGGTAGATAAAGAATTAATAGGCCAAGAAGATACAGATTTCCTTACCCTTACTTATAAAGATAATGATAGCCTCCCTGAATCAATAGTAAGAGAAATAGAGAAGGCTAAGGATAAAGCTAATACTTCTACATATTGGGCTAATTGGTGGAGGGTATATGGACTTGGAGAGATAGGCAGTTTAGAAGGAGCTTGTATTCCTGATTGGAAATCAATAGATAAAATACCAACTGATGCTAGAATACTTTGTGCTGGATTAGATCTAGGCTATTCTGTAGATCCTTCTGTTATTATAAACCTCTACAAATGGAATGATGCTTATATCTTTGATGAGATCCTATATCGTAAAGGAATGTTAAATAGAGATCTAAGTTATTTCATTAGACAAAACAATATAAGCTATAATATATATGCTGATTCAGCTGAACCTAAATCTATCCAGGAGCTGAGAAACTATGGGCATAAAGTATTTCCTGTTACTAAGGGTAGAGATTCAGTTGTATATGGTCTTAACCTAATAAACCAAAATGAGATCTATATTACTTCAAGATCTAAGAATCTAATAAGAGAGCTACAAGGATATGTATGGGATAAAGATAAAGAAGGCAATAACCTCCAGAAACCTACAGGCCTTCATCCTGATTGTATTGATGCTTGTAGGTATGCTTTAATGATGGAATTAAAAAATCCCAATAGAGGTAGATACATAATAAATTAAAAGTTTTCAAGTTTTTTGTTGATATATCCAATATTTAATTATATCTTTATGGTGTTGTTAAAGTCAGATCCCATTTAATATCGGATCGGTTGAGTGAGCAAAGGTCAAAGCAAGATACCTAATGAGGCAACAAAGGAGTTATCCTTAAATAGCAAAATGCTGCAAAAAGGTCGTAGCTACTCTAAGACAAATTAAAAGGCCTCTAATTTAAAACCAAACAAATGAAAATAATTGATGTTTATAATAAAATGAAATACTCAACTAGAGGGGATAATCCTTTAGTAACTATTTCCAATAAAGACACTACAGAAATATTTAATGCTAAATTAAGTTATTCTAATAGAGCTTGTCATTATGTAGAATATAAATTTATTTCTCCTGAATGGAATGATGAAATGGATTTTGAACCTAGAAAAATTTGTACTAATGAGATAAGATTTAGCAGAAAATCAAATGCCTTAAGATTTATTAAATTAGTAAATGCAGAAGGAGAATATATTGATACTGAAAAACCAAAAAGCCGAGAGTATATGATTAAATTTGAAAAGGATGCTTTATATAGTATGGTTAATGACCCTAGTTGGCGTTATAGTATGTGGGAAGCAAATGAGAGAGAAGGGATTATGCCTTCTAAAAGTTTGCTAACAAAAGCATACTGGATTACTCAAAAATCAATAATGGAATATTTAACTAGGGTTATTGAGTGTGGACTTTATGCTGATGAAGTTGAAGAATTGATTAACGATAAGGAAGAATTAAGAAAGGTCGCAAAAGAAATAATTACTTATTTATAATAACTAAAGGATGCCAATAAAAGCTACATTAGTATTTAGGAATAGACAGGCTAGGCCTGTTTATGTAAATAGAGAGTTCAAAGATAAAAAGCATATTGATAATTTTATTAATTATGCCCTCACTAATTGGGATAATATAACAGTATTAGATGAAGTGTTTTATGAAAAAGATTAAATTTATATCAAAAATGATTGGAGAGTTCTTGTTTGTTCTCTCCATCTTTTTTCTATATTGGATAACTATGGTTATCTACTATGGATAAAATTTATTAACTTTAAGTATGCCAATAGACAAAGTAACGAACTTAAAGGATCTTGAGTATTATAATAATATGCAGCTCTGCTCAAGCCTGGTTAAAAAATGGAGAAAGCTAAAGCCTAATAATAAAGAGCTTAAAAGTTTTGATCAGAACTTATTAGAGGTTACCCTTTATGTAGTAGAGATCCAGAGAGATATAGCTTTCCATAAAGAGGCTATAAGTGATTATAGACAAAGAGCTAATCAGGCCCAGATAGATCTAAGAGATCTAAAAGATAAACATCAAGAACTAAAAGATAAATATGAAAAACTATTAAAAGATTATAAGCAAAATTTCTAAACCACTTTTATTCATAGTTTGTTTAGGTTAGTTTGTTTGGTTAGTAGGCAGAGGTACAATTTCTGAGTGGTTTATGTATCTTTAGCCTACTTTTTTTTTAAATAAAATGTTCAATTAAATTCGTTATAATAGTATGAAAATAAAATTAGATATTCCTGGAAGTATGGATGATGTTTCTCTAAGAGATTATAAAC